TACACCTTCCCGCAACGCTCCTTCTGTTTCCCTGAAAACGGGAAGTACTTGCATCCGCCGCAATATAGTTCCTTATTCTTTTTGGGCTTCACATGTGGGAGCTGCGGAAACAAATCACCGATTATTTCTTTTGACTCCATGAATGACCACCACCTATGACCACTGCTCCATTTGAGAAATTCGATTGGTTACTTTACGCTTGATGCGCCGTTTTCTCGTCCGCTCTGCAATACGTTGTAGAATCTGTAGCTGTATTTTCTTTGTATCGACTACTACAACCACTGGAACTTTTCTGGTGGGCTTAGGTGGCGTATAGACTTCCGCCTCCCGCGGCTTGAGAAAGTCATCCAACACATCCATAACCGGCCTTCCGCTGAAGTACAATGTACCGCTATTAACCATTTCCATGCGCTCCGCCCCATTTCATATAATCTGAGAGATATCTTTCGACTAGACGAATCGACCGCTTTATTTCCAAGGTATTCCGATTTGAAAATTTTGCCCGAAGATATAGGCTTTCCAACGTATTCTCAAGGGTTTTAATAATGGTCATGCTGTCTCGCCTTCTATCTCCCTGTCTACAAAGAGCAGATAGTCTATATTCGCCCGCAGAGTTACCGGGACTTCTGGACAGTGTTCCAGGAATTCGTTGTATGCGATACTCTTCCGCCCGCCTTCCTTGGCCCGTTTCCGACATTTCTGAATGAACGAGAATGGAACATAGAAGATGGTTCCTTTCTTTTCAAATCTGATCAGGACAAAACATAAGGCACCGTGTTTTTCTGCTGTCTCGAAGTGTTCCAACTGGTGCACCTCTATGTTCGCAAGCGGAAAACTTGTCTCGCTTTGCGTATTCTTTGCTTCAAAGTAGAGCGCCTTACCGCGATATATTCCGTCATAATCGACCGTGCTTTTCTTTTCAAAGACTCCGCTTAGTACACGATTCCCTTGTGTTTTTAATGCTTTGATTGGCGTAGGGCGTTTATGTATCAGCGCTACCTCACCGTTTTTATATTGCAAATTAGTTGAGTCTATCAGGTCTTCAAATGCTTGCCCGGATGCTTCTGGACGCCGTTTATAAAATCGTCTAGCCATGTTGTTCCTCCAGCAATCCCATATTCTCGTAAACATTTCCGATAATCTTAAGGTTGAAGTAGGATGGATCGGCAATTACATTGGAGTAAGGAATTGCATTTCCAAAAACATTTTTTCTAAGCTCCCGTAATGCAAAACGATATCTATCCCAAACAACTTCTGCCTTATATGGCAATGTCATTTCCGTCAACATACTTTGAACAATGAGGATATCCCCCTCATAGATGTTTTGATTATCTGTATCCTTGATGCCGGTATATTGCATGAAATATGCGTCAACATCTTCCCAATTAGGAGCAGCAAATACATCACCGTCATATTGAAAATGTTGTAACGCTAATCCTTTACGATTTGCGGCTATATCATGCAAAAGCATCTGATATTGACCTTTAGGATAAATTTGATTGGGATAAACCATTACGTTTCTTTCTTTATCCCAAGCACGATACATGTGTTCCCGCATGTTTCCGCCTCCCTTACGCTGTTTGTTTCCGCTTTTGTTTTCTAGCTCGAATATCTGCTAACATCTGATCAATCTCTTGGTTTGCTCTCCGTTGTCTCTCTTCTGCTGCCTCACAGTAGCAAGGTTGAGATGAAACCCCATAGCTCACAACGTTTTGTACAATCCCTTTACCGCCGCATATCTTGCACATTTACTATTTCCCCTCTCTCCGCCAGTTCCGGCCTCGTACCTCTACTGACTTTACAAATGGTTCAATCCGCTCCATAATCCGTTGTGCTTTGATTTTCCCTGCTGATGTTGGTTCATCCGGTACATTCTCCATATGCTGTTGTAACGCCCGAATTGGAAGGTTTGATGTGTAGATGGTAGGGAGTACTTCCATTCGTTCCTGAAGAATCCGGCCTAATACGCTATCCCGTGTCCATTTGGTCAGCGCTTCCGCTCCGATATCATCCAGAATGAGCACCGATACCGTTTTGAAGGCCTGTAGCTTTTCATCCAGTGTTTTCTCTCGGATGGAGTCCTTCATTTCTTCCAAAAAGTCCGGGACATATACCATCAACACATCAACGCCACGCCTTGCCAGCTCTCCAGCCATCGCCCCAGCTATTTTGCTTTTCCCGCGCCCCATTCCGCCGTAAAGGTACATCCCGCGAGTGGTTTTCCCTTTCTCGAAGTCGGCGCAGAATTTCATTGCTTGCATGATGGCTGGCTTTCGTTCTGTATCACTATCAGCCACAAGTTCATCGAACGTGCTATTGAGAATATGCGGCTTGATATGGTGACTCTTAACCATCCGTTGAAGCTCCGCTTGCCTCATTTGCCCAATCTTCAGCTCGCAAGGTTCACACTTGAGCGCTGGACTGTCTGCGGCTGGTTGCAATGCGTATCCTGGCATCAGATTCATGCAGCGGTCGAGTCCCGGGCACTTTTGGCAGTTCTCATATTCCCGTGTGTATTGATGCAGGTCTGCCACGGGGAACGGGTCAATTTGTCCGTTGCTTGGTTTCGGATATTTTTTTCGAAGCTCTATCACTGCCGGATGTTGTTCGATTTGATTTTGAATCTGCTGAAATCGTTCAAACATATTGGCTCGCTTTCCGACGGGTAAATGCTTGATAGCTGTTGCAATATGGTTCATGTTTCCTTCCCGCCTTTCATCTGTTCAAGTAGGCGCTTCATTTCTTCATCCATCTGCGGGTCCGCTTGAGCTGGTTCTGTGGTAACGGCCGCTTCCCGTTCGACTGGCGGATCGTCTATAACAAACTGTTCAAGTTCTTCTCTTGCCTTGGCTCGTGCTGTTCTTTCGTTATGGAGCTGCTGAATGGCTTTTGCACAGTAAGCAAGGGAGCGAATCTCATTCCAATCGTTATCCTGGCTCTTTTTCTTGTTTTCGAAGGTCGTATCAATGCCGTCTAGAATGGTTTGTAACGGTATGCCTGACTTGATGAGCTGCACAGCTGTTTGATAGTCCTTGTCGTTCATGTACTTGCCGCGTAGCGATACATACTTTTCTTCAATCCTCCCTAACCAATCAGGCAGTGATATTTCTTCCTGTGCAGTACCAGGAACGGAAGTCGGCATCCCGTCACTTTCTGTATTGGGTTGAGAAGATGATTCGCGCGTATTCCCACTCTCTATCAATCTATCTTCTAAAATCTCTGTAGTAATCTCTGTATTTGTCCCCCGTTTCAACGTAGGAGGGTGGTCCGTTTCAATGTAGGACCCTCCTACGTTAGAACGTAATAGGTGGTGCGTTGATGGATACGTGATTTTTTTGAGTTCGTCTACATTAATATCAATGAACAAGACGTTGTTTAATTTTCCGGCATCTGTATCGACCGTTCGGAATTCTCGGTTGATAATGTTCTTCTCATTTTCCAGAAAATCCATTGCCTCTTTTGCTTGGCGCTTCGAGATTCCAAATTGTTCAGCGAGACTAGCATAGGAACGTTGTAATTTGTCTTTGCTGAATTTTTTCTTGAACTCGATAGACTCGCCTGTTGTCTCATCCCTGATTTCGGTTGGGCGATACCAGTACACAAGTTCTGATAGAATGAGAATGGCGTTTACATGCGGTTTTCCGTTCGCAAACCGAAGTTCTTTAAACCAGTTCGCCGGTATGATATTCCCAGTCCAATTCATACGCCCTATTTGCTCTACTGTTTTGCTCACGTTCTCATCCCCTATTCAGGCCAATCTTGTTGTGCTGAAGCTTTCATAATTGCCATTCTCTCTTCTACTGGCTTTTGAAAAAACGCTGCCGTTTCTTTTGCTACCTGCAAAAACTCTTCTTTGGTTATTTGATCCCGGCAGAATTCATGAAAGGTATCCCAAATACTGTCCGAACAATAGGCTTCTGGATTTTCCGACATATATTGGTACACATCCTCATGTGAAGCATTCGGGTGACTTTGTGTGTATTTTTCTTCTATTTCCCTCCAGTTATCTGCTGGAAGACCAAGACTGTCATGAATGACCCAAAATAAGTGGTCTATGGATTCTGTAGCAAACATCGAAAATTCCCCGAATAACTTTTGCATAGCCATTTCTTTTTGCTTGAGGTCAAACGCTATCCCCATTAATCGAAAGATGACATCATCTTGCATTTTTCTACTCCCTTTCTATGGGGCAGGAGCGGCATGGCCGCCCCCGCCGTATCATTTAAAACTTTAGTTGTTCATCAAAATAGTCGAGTATCGTTTGGCAATCTGCGCATGTCCAACCCTTAGGCTCTGGCTTACCAAGTACCAGTTCCCCTGCCTTTCGGATTTCCTGCCCTACTTTGTCTTCTGCATATCCGGCAACGATGGCGGACGTCTTGATTCGATTCATCATGTCTAGGAAGTAGCGTTTGCGTGCTACATCGTCCATCTGTGGCGGTTCTTCTTGTGACATGATTTCCGGTTCCGTCTGCAAAGGCGTATCATCCACGCGGTAGCTCTTTGTATGTGGCATTTCCTCTTTCGGAATGCTCATTTCTTCTTGTGTAACAAGGCCGGAGATGCCGAACTGACGTTTTAAAACGAATACTTCGGCAACCTTTTGAATCATGGCAGAGGGATACTTTTTCCATACATCACTGTTCTTTTTGTACTCTTCGAATTCAACAAAGCAGACGGCGGGACGGCGGGTTTTATGGTAAGCAGCCGCCCACGCACCGATGATTTTTCCTCGTTTGGCTCCAAATTTGTGTATGACCGCATCGGTCTGGGCGTCGATTTCGAATATATCTCCCTCTCGAACAACAAAGGATTTTAAGCCTTCAAAGTTATCGTTTTGCTGTGCGATTTTTAAGTATCCATCCCGGCTAGTCATGATGATAGGAGAATCCTGGCTGTTTCCGTATTTGATGAACCATATTTCTTTTAGGAAAGGATCTAAGCTGTAACGCTGGCACAAATGGATGAACATCTGAAATTCATCATTCGTTGCACCTTTGGCCACTGTGTTTTTAATCACCTGAAGCTTTGTTTCATCGAATTGAAGTGTAGGTACCGATGGCTGATTTACTAACGATAGATTTCTTTCTGGAACGGCCATATGTCATGCCTCCTTATTGAATTTGAAAGCCGCCCTGTGCTATAATTGGACTAACGATATTTTTTGAGCGACTTTTTTGAAACGACCTGTTCCCGCAGGTCGTTTTTTATTTCTCTTCCATTACCGGACCTTCTGAACACGCTGGTTCGAAGAAAAGCGGCTCTCCACTGTCGCCGTAGCAACCGTGAAGGCATTCGCATTGAACGCAGTGCTCAAAGGCGAGATTATGATAATCAGCGATTGGGCAAGTGTAGCCGATGTACATCTTTTCATTCACTTTCCTCACCCTCTTCCGTTTCTTCGATTTCATCAATATCAAAGTCTTGAACTTCTGCTTGTTTGCATTCCTCCAGCCAATCGATATGTGTTTCCAGTAAATCATTTTGCATTTCTGCTGGTAATGCATCGAAATCCGTTTCGCTCATCGGCAACTCAACTGAGTAATCAACTCTTAAATAAGCAGTGCCTATTACCGTGATTTTTTTCATGTAACCCTCCCCTTTCATATTGGTTTAGCGAACCGACGCCCCTACCTCTACGTCGGAACTGTAGCTCCTATGGCTACGCCGTATGTATTCGCTTGATGAAAGTAAGGGGAAGTACGTATGCGACACGAAAGATGGAGTTTTTCCCTCCCTTCCCCTATGGTGGCCGTTACCGGATTCGAACCAGCATATCTGGATTAAAAGTCCAGCGCTTTTCCCTTAAGCTATCTGGCCAGAAAGCCGAGACAGGACCGCATTGTACTGCCTCGTAAGTAGTAGTAAGTACGCTGGTAGTGAGGTTGTTCCATGACTAGCGCATAAAGCATCACCACCTTTCACGTTTAGACTTGCAATTATTTAAGTTTTCCTATATGATTACTTACAACCAATGGTTACGCCGTTTGAGAGTCCCCACTCCAGGCGGCTATTTTTGTGTAAAAATACGATGCTTCGTGATATTCTTTCATTGCTAACTTGTGACCTGACCAAACAATTTTGCTTATTTCGTATTCCCCAGCATCTTCATACTGCTTTGACAGTTCCAATAATCGTTTTGCATCTCGTTTGGCTATTTCCATTACCTCAAGAATCTTTTCTAATCGACTCATTTTCTTCGTCCCTCCTGAATTTGCGATTGTTCCTGCTCAAGTTTTATCCTGTTCAAAGTCAATCGTTGTTGATAGGCCTCTTTTTGTTCATCATTCATGAAGCTCATATCATAAGCTGCCGTGCGTTCTAATACTTCTTGTTCACGCATATTCCAGCTCATTTCAACACTCTCCCCGGTAATGAAATAACATCTGTGCTCCATCGTTCAGTTGTTTCAACATAGGCTTTTAGACGACCATAATCATTCCAAGCCTCTTGTGCTTTTTCGAGGTGATATTGTGCTGCACCCTGTGCATACGGGCTATCGTCATTTTCGTACTTGCTGAATTCTCCTTGATGCCATTCTGCACGTTCCTTGAGTAGTTCCATTTGTTCGTTCATGCTGTTACAGCTCCTTTCGTCCGTCTAATCAGTTCATCCAGTCGTGGCATCGTAAGTCCGTCTGCAAGCGATTCCTGTATCCAGGTACGCATGACTTCTGGAATATCAAAGCCGAATTCGCGTTCAGCCGAGTACAACACGGTTTTTACGGCCGGAATCAAATCAACAATCTCTTTCTTTTCAGGCATAAGGTTGATGAAAGAAAAGGCTTGTCCTGGTCGTCGTGAGTTGTAATTTTCTATCGAAGCATCAACCGACTCCATAGCGTGCATAAGCTGCTCTTTTAAGTTGATAAGCGCATCAATGTATCGTTGATTCAACTCCGGTGTAATCGGTGGTAAGGCCATCGGTGTCACATCGTACATATAGAGAGCCATTTCTCTTCCTTCGTGCCAGCCAGTTAATGTACACCAGCGTAAAACTATTTCTAAATCCGGGGCACACAAGCAATTTTCAATGTGGCTCATTCTCTTTTGACTGATGCCTAATGCTCTACCGAGTGCTGATTGCTTCTGATAATCCGGTACATGGCTGTTTTCGCGGAAATAACGCAGATACAAGCCGATTTGTTCTTTGCTATATAGCCTGTTCGCCATATGTTCGCCTCTCCTTTATTCTGTTTTTTGCATTACTATTTGTTTATCAGCGGTTGATTTCGCTTTCCGCCTTGGTAGACAGGGGAGTTCACTTACTAAGACAACAATAAAAATCTGAATAGTCAGATATAACAGTGCGGATAAGCAGGCAGTGCGTTCTTTTGGTGAGATAAACCGCGCAGTATAATAATACATCGACCATACGTTCCTATAGTGTTCACTGCATCCTTTTGTGCCTTGCTTACTACGCTATTTGAGTAGTAAAACCCAGCATCAAGAAGCATCTACCAGTTATATAAATGATTTTGTTGTTATATAATTTTTTTAAGCACTTTTTGTACGCGATTCGTGACATTCATCTTCAAAAAAAAGAGTCCATTTAACTTTTAAAATTTTAGCCAACCTTTTAGCTACTGGAACACTAGGTCTTCGCTTCCCTTGTTCATACATGGCATATGTCGTCCTAGCTATCTTAGCAAGTTTTGCGATTTTTTCTTGAGTTAATTTTAGGGACTTTCTTTTATCAACCATCCATTTTCGCATATGTTCTACCCCCTTTCGTTGTCACGCTTCGTGTAACTATTATTATAATAATACATATTAAGCGTACAAGCAACCTTTTTTTACACTAATTGTGACATTTCTTTTATGTCACTTATTGTGTAGTTATAATGATACAGGGGAGGTGTCGTTAATGTTAGGGAAAATGCTGAAAGAACAAAGAACAAAAAGAAAAATTCGGCAAGAAGATGTAGCAAAACAAATAGGAATCGCTCGAACCACGTATGCTATGTACGAACAAGGCAAAAGAGAACCTGATAATGAAACACTACAAAAACTTGCTGATTTTTTTAAAGTTTCTATAGACTACCTTCTCGGAAGAACAAAAGATCCGAATAGAATAGTAAGCCAAGAAACAAAAGAACTTTTAAATAATATAGAGCTTTCTGATGAAGAAATTATGGAGAAGTTTAAATTTACTATTGATGGGAGAGAACTTCCAGAAGATAAAATAAAGACTTTTATTGAATTTGTAAGAGCTGAATGGAGAGCAAGAAAGGGCGACAATTCATAAAAAAGAGCCACCCCTTTGATTAAGGAGCTGGCTCTTCTTTTTTATTAAAGGGGTCAAGCCAGGATTATGCGGATATACAACGATAAGATAATAAAAGCTGTCATATCAAGACTTTCAGCGAATGTCTCAATAAGGTCTAATCTATTGAGACAAACCTGATTTTACGTGTTTTATAGGTTTATACTGTCTCATAAGACTTATCTCAAAATGCTTATCGTTGTTAAATATCAAATTTTCATTAAAAAAAGAAGCTTAACGTTGTAAATCCGCATTTTCGGGACGCTACCCCTTAAATACAAGAGAGAAATCAATTTCAAATTCTTGGATGAAATTCTCAATATCAATTTCGCACTTTTCTTTTTCCTCTGCCATATATCCAAATCCCCTTTTCTATATAGCTCCATCGTTAATCCAACTATATACCCCTATCACCTTCCCGATGACTGTTGCTTCAGTCGTAAATATCGAACGCTCTGTTTTAACTTCTGATTCTAATAGCATCTGTTTACCGTCTTTATACAGTCTACGAACCATCTTCCGCCCATACAAGGACACTAAAGCTATTTCTCCATTTGCTACATTCCCAGGGCGTACCAGGACTGTATCCCCCTTCTTGATTTGTGATTTTATCATTCCATCATCTTCTATAACAAAGTATAAAACCTTCCCACTGTCGTTCGCAAAAAATGCACCACTGTTTTCTTGTGTATCGGTCAATTCGATAGTACGCGCTGTTGAAGGGTTTCGTTTGATAAGCCCTTTCTTTTCTAAACGCGCAAGATGGCCATGAACCGTGCTGCTTGACATTAATCCAACCGCATCCCCAATTTCTCTAATGGCGGGAGGGTACCCCTTTTCGTTTTGGTATCTCTTGATGAAATCAATAATAGCTTGCTGTCTAGCGCTTAATTCCCCCATCCTTCTTCCCTCTCTTTATCTATATATCCAAATCATTCTTTTTGAGAACAAACGTTCCTGTTTTAACTATATTGTAATACCGTACCTTTACAAAAGCAATAAAAAACAACAATCCTCATACTTTTATCTTGTATAATTGGAATGATAATGACCCCATGCCCCCGGAGGTGCTTATGGCTTTAGTGCCCGGACGATGCCTGCTCGGGTACTGGCTAAAACGGGCAAAAATGTCACAAACAGAACTTGCAAGACGAATTGGTTTTTCCCCGCAAGTCATTAACGATTATGTTCATAACAGAAGAACGATGAATCTTGCGGTTGCTGCAACGATATCAGCTATTCTTAATTGCACAATCGAAGAATTGTATAAGTGGAATACTGTCCCGTTTTCAGAGTTGAAGAGCAGGCAAAATGATGAGTAGAGTTTTTTCTCTACTCCGGGCCACTTTTACACATATTAGTGTAAAAAATTCATCCCTACTTAATTTATTACTCTCCTTTTCTGCACCTTTTGATGTATGTACCAAGCTGCTCCTTTTGCCGCACGTAGATCGCCCTTTGCTCTTTTTGATTAAAGAATAGGCGAAAAAATGTAAGAGATTCAATAGTAATAATTACATTATTTTAGAGAGAAGTTTTTGCTCAAGGGACAAATGAGAAAGTTAAGCGAAGAAAACTAAGAAAGGGGGAAATTCAATGATTATACTTGTAATTATTTTAATTTTAGCCGTTCTGTTTCCGAAAGGAATTAAAAATCTAATTTCATTGGCGCTTATTTCTATTTTCGCTTTATTTTTGTGGGAAATAGCTTGGTGGGGAAAAGTGATTGATGTTTTAATAATGATTTCTATAGTATCTGCATTTATATATGGGATCGTTCAAGCAATAAAAGAAGGAAAAGAAGAACAATCGAATAAATCTCCCTCTAAATCGTTACACAAAAAACAAATGTAAGTTATTATGATAAACCCCACTAATACGGTAACGTAAAATTTAAATAAGGTAAGGAGAATCTGCATGAAAAAAATTATGGCTTTACTCATCACACTAGGGCTAGTAGCAGCTCCCCTATCCGCTTCTGCTCATCCCGGCCGCACCGACGCAAATGGAGGACACACATGCCGGACAAACTGTGCTAAATGGGGATTAAAAGACGGGGAATATCACTATCATAACGGAGGCAGCACAAAAACAACGTCTACCCCTACTACAAAAGCAACGCAACCAACTCCCGCAAAGTCGACTACAACTAAGCCAGCTCAAAAGCTTCCTGGTACTTTAAAAGTTACGGTCACTAAACTTGTAGATGGGGATACATTTAAAGCAAAGGTAAATGGCAAAGAAGAAAGCATTCGTTTAATCGGTGTTGATACTCCTGAGACTGTCCATCCAAACAAACCCGTACAGCCATACGGCCCAGAAGCCTCTGCTTACACCAAGAAGCGTCTCAATGGACAAACAGTAACTTTAGAGTTTGATGTTCAACAGCGCGACAAATACGGGCGTCTGCTGGCGTATGTATGGTTAGGCAACGCTAAGAATCCAAAAGCTGAGATGCTAAATCAAACACTTGTAAAAGAAGGCTATGCCCAAGTTGCAACGTTCCCGCCGAACGTAAAATATACAGATAGCTTTGTAAAGCTTCAGAAGCAAGCAAGAGATGCCAAGAAAGGGCTTTGGGCTGAAAAGTAAAGAGGAAGCTCCCTGGTTATCCAACTAGGGAGTTTTTTTCTATCAAAGGATAACTGTGGCAAACATCCATTCTCTGTGCTAGAATTGTGACAACAACAAAAAACGACAGCAAAAAACCCCACTCTGAGTTTGGCGACCTGATTGGGGCTTTGCGAAAGGAGATATATCGCTCTGAAAAAAAGATACCTTTTCAGGGCCTTCTTCAGTGCGCTCTTTTTCATATCGTTACCGCTATTGTACGATACCGCACCTCCTTTTGCAAGACTTGTGCTGAAATTGAGAGGAGAAAAAGTCATGGCAAAGAACAAAAAACCTACTAACAAAAATACATACGTTCGTGTAAACAAACGGGAGAATCCTTTTGTACAAATTGATAAGCATTGTTTTGAAGATGAAAACCTCAGTTGGAGAGGTAAAGGGGTTTTAGGGTACCTATTATCCCGGCCAGATGACTGGACAATCTGCAAGGAAGATTTAATCAACCGTAGCCCTGACGGAAAGACCGTAGTCGAGGGAGCTCTTACCGATCTTATGGAAGCTGGTTATGTCTATTACTATGCAGAACGCAATGAAAAGGGACAAATTGAACAGTGGGTATATGAAGTATATGAAAATCCAGATCTGAACCCATATCGTGAAGAATGTCAGGCAAAGGCGAAAGCAGCGAAAGAAAAAGTTAAAGCTCGGAACAAAAGAAAGAACGATAAACGCCTTCAAAAAGAGGGTTTTCAGCCAGAAACGGATAATCCGAAAATGGCTAAATCTGTGGATAATGTGGATAAAAAACCAGAAACGGATAATCCAATTCTGGTTGAAAAAGAGCCAGAAACGGATAATCCGGCGGTGGATAATCCAGTTCTGGATTATCCGCTCTATACTAATAATGAATTTACTAATAAAGATGATGATGAAGATATTAAATTAAAAGAGATTATAAAAAGAGATTTAACAAGCTATGAAAAAAAAGTAGTTTGGTACGCAAAAGAATATCATGTTCCTATCGAAGAAGTAGGAGCAATTATTATTCTCTTAGGTGGACAGCAGTACCGTTATGATGCCCTTGAATCTGCATTTCAAGAAACTATTGCACGTAAACATTCAGGGAAAATAGACTACTTACCTGCATACTTTGCAAAGACACTTAAACAAAAAGAAAATCAGTTGAGAGAGGAATTTGAACAATCCGCCCGTTTGGCTAAAGTTGCCCATAACAAATCTCTTACGGACACGCAAACAAAGTATCCATTTTTCAATTGGCTCGATAATGAAACCGAGTAATACATAAAACAGGGCGACAGGGCCACAGAATCGCCCCGCCCTACCCTTTTAGAAAAAAACAAATAGAGTTTTATATAAAACGAAAAAGCCCCTTTACAGGAGCTTTCTGAGCGTATTATATAGAACACGGTCCGATTAGTCATCGTCATCGAAAAATCCGTCCAAGGCTCCAGAATGATAATCGCTTATCTGGAACGCCTCTGGAGGGCTAGTTTCTTCGTCATGTTCTTTTTTCTTTTTCGATGGTTCTGTAACTACATCTACAGGTTTACTAGGTTGGGTGATCATTTGATAAACCCATTGGCCAAGTGCTTGTCGGGTGTGTTGATTGTTAATCCAGCGCTGCTGTTCTTCAGTCAACGTACCTGGAAGCGGAAATGAAACTACATCTTTTTTTTCTGCTTTCTTTTTGTAAATGGCTTCAATGAAAAGAGAGGTGACTTTGCTGTTAAAGCTACTACCTTCTTTTTCTTTCATTTCGTTCAGATATTCGATTATATCTTCAGGTGTGTCCTTTGGCAGCCGAAATGGAATCGTCTGCCCGGGTTTTATTAATCTTGCCATGGTATCACCTGTTTCTTATTCAACTTTGATGCTATTTTCAACGTCGATACCTTTGCGTTTGACGTAGATACGGAGTAATTTGAAATATGCACGAGCTATCATCCAAACGCTATCCTTTTTTCCTACAAAGCGTAGCGGGAAGTTTTTATCTTGTTCATTTAGTTTTTCCATATATTCTTTTAGAATAAGCGCTCCGCCACCGATTTGATAAGATAAACGGATACTCGGAACTTTTGCCCACATGTTTTTGATTAAACTATATTCTTTTCGAGCTAATTTCATTAGTTCTTCATCTACAAACTTTTTAATTGGAGTTTTAGTTCCTATAACATAAATATGGTTTTTATCTTCTGAGTCATCAGTGATAATGTTAACCAGTTCCCGACGGCTTTTAAATCGGTACCCATATTCGCTATATACACGACGGATAATTTCATCAAGATAAGGGGAAACCCCTTCCTTGATACCGTCAGAGTGATCATTGTCAATATTTCCAGACTCATCAATAATAGCCAAGTCAGTAGATAAACCGCCAATATCGTTAATTAAAAATGTTACTTTTGTTAACTCTTCATTCTTGATAGAACCGTCATCATTGGTAGTTAAATCAAACATAGCAGCATGCCCTTCTGTGTTCACAAGAGCATCCACAATTTTAATACGGACAGTTTTCCCGCCAACATAAGGCGTATCCCTGAATTTTACCTCATGAGTAGATTTGATAAGTTTTTCCTTAAATGTACGTTTCTTTTTCTTTTTCACTTCTTCCAAAGGAAGGCCGGTGCTGATTACATATGTAGCATCAATAATGCCGTCTTTTTCTTCAAAATGTTGTACTCCGTCAAATGCTAGAGCGGTTAAAAAGACAATTAAGGTTTGGTCATTCTCCGATTTGTTTTTGTCCGCTGTCAATTCATCACTATCTTGATTTCTTGCAGCCAACTTTCCAACGACGTAAATGCCCCTCCCCTGCTCTAATGCTGAAGAGGTAACTTCTACATGCAAACCATCTAAAACTTTTTTCTCCAGTTCTACAATATCCCTGGTTTCATTTGCCTTTGCAATTACATTCGGGATATATACCTCGTTCTCTTTATTAAGACCGCTAAATAGGCACTTAAACCCGTCGTTTCCAGCATCAATAGCCGCCATTCTCGCTTTCATCTTCCTTGCCCCTTTCCCTAAATTAATCATCTTAACTTTGATTGTACACTTTTTGTATACACTGTCAATTGAATGTATACTTTTTGTGTACTTTTTTACGCGCAAGGTTTATCTCGAATGAAATAAGGCCATACTTGGTAATAAAGAAAGAGGTGAGCGGAATGAAATGTAGAGAATGCGGTGGCCGCTGCACCGCCAAAATATATAAGAAGAACTATGGGAAATGCCAGAAATGCTATAAGGTAGAAAAGAAGATTGTAAAACAAATAGAGCAGCGTTGGTTTATGGTAAGTAAGTAATTTCACCTTGTGAATTGACAGGGGTTACCCAGTAATGTTTATTTTTATTAAATTGTTTTTGTACTGACATAATAAATTCAGGACTATCCAAAGCGTATTGTATAATCATTGACGCCAGTGTGGCTGGAGGGAAATCACATGATGTAGAAAGTTTTTTTAGTTTAAGATCGTATGCGTTTGATAATGATATAGCTCTCCTTACACATCTCTTCCCGCCCATGCATCGTCCTTCTCCTGCCAAAATCATCGCCCCCCATATATTTTGAAAGTGATCCAGTGATCGATGGATTCAGTAGATCATATGCAGGGGAGGGGAGGCAATATGACAGCTTGTTTTATTTGCCCCTGAACTAATTACCGGGCAGGCCGAATATGGCAAAAGGGAATCGGTACCGGATTGCCCGCTTACGCAAAGAAGACAAAGAGAAGGGCGGAAGTACTTCTTTATGTCAGGTTCCCGTTCCTTTCCTGGTGGCCCTATGAAACTATGTAAACATGCCCGCCGCTTTCCCGGTTGATAGAATATGGCTCTATTAATCTATTGGTATTGCCTGGTCTGTTTCCGGGTAACGTAGATAGTTTAATTATTGAATCGAAAAAAGTATCTATTTATAATTTTACAATGTAGGTAAAATAATGCAGACAGGGAGGGAACATCATGTATGAAATGGGAATTGTTCGCAAAATCGATAATCTAGGTAGAATCGTATTCCCAATTGAGGTAAGAAATAAACTAGGAATACAAATTGGGGATAGTCTAGAAATCTTTGTAGACGGCGAACAAATTGTTTTTAAAAAGTACGCACCTGGATGTTTGTTCTGTAATTCTATTTCAAGAATTGTTGAGTATGAGGGTAAAAAAATTTGCGATTCCTGCTTGAGAGAGCTGAAGCATATATAAAAGAAGCCCCACTGCTAAAAATAGGTTAGTGGGGCATCACTCTTATTCTTTGTATAAAATGAATATCTGGTCAGGTTCTGGCTCTCTTGCTAGGAGTTTATCCCCGATTACCTCAAAATCTAATAAACCACTATGTATGTTCTTTGTTATCTCTTCAGGTAATTGAATCCTTCCGTTCTCATCAAGTTGTATAATGTACTTTCGTGTTTCTGTCATTTTGCTTCCCTCACTTCCATTTCGAATTTGCACATACCACAAACCATTACTTTTTCAAATTCTATATATGCAGCTTCAGGGTGAAGAACTCGGAAAGCTTCCAGTTTTGACTCAGAGAATAATCGTTTATTTTTGTCGAGGTACATAGGTAGGCTTATACTATCTGTTGCCTTACAAACGTAACATTTCATTCTTTGATCTCCTTTCTATATCCTATTTTTTACCATTCGATATAAATGAGTAAAATCCTTCCAATAGCGAAAAAACTCGTCCCACTAAGCACCAATAGAAACGAAAAATAAGGTTTACTATGGGGATAGATATAGGAATCATAAAGGGGAATCGGATTATGGATACAAAACGGGGTATCATGATTACCCCTCATGATTACTTACCTTGTTTCCCTTTTGTGATTCCTCTCTACAGACGGCAAATCCCTTGATATGCCTATGTTTTTCTTGACTAATTTTTCTATTGTATTTACCCGAAAACAACCCTGAGTTAATTTAGTGGTTAAACTGACTTATTTTTATGGGAATGACCCGTCCATTTTTTACTTCTGAATTTATTGCTAAAAAACGATAAAAGGTTGTTTGCTTTTAAGGAATTGAATTATGCTAAAGAGAAGATAAATCGCTTTGTAGAGGAGTGATGTGCATGGATTTTAATAGAGAGTATTACCTTAAATATTTCCGTGAAAAAAATCAAGAATTGGACAGTCTATATCAGTATTTTTTTGGTTATGTTGAGGGGCTTCTTGAATTTGAACATGTATCTGCTGAAGAAGGGATTATGAGAATACGTGAATTAGTGGCTGCTGTTAATGAATTTGAGCAGGAGAAGAAGAAAGAACGAGAAGAGGAAACGAAGCAATTGGGACAGGGAAAATGATTTATAGAATGTAAAAAAGCCCCGCCATCCATAAGGACAGCGGGGCATTGTTATTTATTCCTTATGAGGAATAAAAACAGGAATATTTTATACTGATTTTGACAAATCGGTTGCAAAATTTCAGGTTTTTTAGTGAGATGGTTGCAGAGATGATTCGTCAAGAGTTTGTTATTATCTCTTTCCTTTTGTAAAAATAACTTCCCTTGTTGCTTGCTTCCATTCCAAGTTATATCCAAGTACCTGGGCGATCTCTCTTGCTTGCGCATAGCCTATCTCACCAATAATGATAGTGGTATCCAGCGTCCCTTTTCCCAGTGTAGCCTTTCCATTGCAGAAGCCTACCGCTACTCCTGCGGCGTTTCCCATGGCCCGTACAGGCAAATAGGAAAGGTTGTCCCGGATAATGCCGGGTGCATCCAACCTTGCCCCGTTCACGACGATACGGCAAGTAGGTTTCTTGCTGTCTGTCACCGTTCCGACCGATGTACCAGGTCTGGAAACCGTAACGGTTTTCTCAAGCAGTGCTTTTGTAGCTGGTCCGCATATGCCATCGATGGCAAGTGGCGGGTTGTTTGCTTTCTGAAATGCTCGGAGGGCTTCCTCTGTCTTCCGACCGAAAATACCGTCCGCAGCTCCTACTGAAAAGCCAAGCTTATTCAACTTCTCTTGTAGGGATTTTACGTCATCACCCCGGCTATTCAAGCGCAGGGTAGTGGAGGATGGTGGTGTGCCGCTGGATGTTGAAGCTTGGTCAAAACGATAGAGCTTGTATTTCTCAATCATCGAGATAAGATTTGCCGCGTATTTTGGGTCCGTCGCATACCCGTCCTGTTGCACTTTTTGGCAGGCCCTCTTATAGTCCTTTTCCCCGATCAGGTTCTTGTACCGGGAAAGGCGTAAAAAAAGAGCAGAGTGATCGGCTATCGACTCTGCCCAGGTATTGTATTTACGGAAGGCTGCATTTATTTTTATTTTTTGACCTCGTTCCCATTCATACGTCGGCATGGTAATGCTTCCGGCCGGTCCCTGCCCCTTGATGCCGAATAGGTTCTTTCCCTTTGTAGCAAGTCCAGAATTTCCCCAGTTCGATTCTAGGCACGCCTGGGCAACCGTCAGCGAGGCAAGAATGCCGGTTCGTTTCATATCCGCCTGAGCAGCTCGTCCAATTGTTTCGATAAATTCGTTTTGTGTCATAGTTTAGGCCCCTTTATCTTCGTCATTTAACATGTCTGTTTTCCGTTTAATGCGTTCCCTAGCTCTAGCCACTTTGTGATCGAGTTCATCTGATACCCGAACCATTGCCCACTCAGGTACCCATTTGTCCCATCCTGCACGAATGACATTGGCCGTCATGCTTTTCCAGATATGTTGACCGAAAGCAACGGTCAAAAAACCAAAAGCAACGCCTGGCATACTGAGGATTACGTCAATGAGGTGACCGACAGCGGGCATAAGAAGTAAAAAGGCAGTTCGGAATCCGCCAGCAATACCGTACTCACTGGCGTAAGAGCCGTCGATTTTTGAAGCGCGATACCCGCCAATCCAATCCATGACAATAACTAAGGTGTACAATATCATGGCGACATAGCGGGTTATCCCCTCCCCATATAAGAAGTGAAAGACTGGAATAAAAGTGCTCCCCGCCATGCCGAATAGCGGGAAGGCCACTGAGTTATTTCTCATATGCACTTGTCCTTTCTCTCTACTAGAAAAATAAAAGGGAGCCATGACAGCTCCCAAAATAAAAACGCCTCTCCATGTGTAGGAAAGACGTCTATGCAGCCTCTGTAACCAGGTGACCGCAGCCAAGTAATTCTAATTGTCTTTTGACTTCTACTTTCAACGTAGCTGGAACATCAATGTAACTGATTTCCTCATCGATAATGAATGTTACATAAATTACTGCAATACGCGGAAACATCGTATCACCCCCTTTCAAAATAAAAAGAGCGACCGATAAGAAGAGACGAGCGAGTTTATTCCTCATCTTCTTTCAGTAGCTCCTTTACTTTGTCTTGGATGCTTTCTGGAACATCAGTGACTTTAATATCACCGTCTTTTATGGCATTTACATAGACCTTTGCAACCGACATTATTGTCCTCCCTTTATAACCTCAAGTGCTTCGTACAGCTCCATAATGGCGAATCCGTTGTCTTTGTTACGTTGTTTTTCACGAGCGAGGTCTTGTTCAAGTTGTTGTATGATGGCATCCTTTTGTGCGTTGCTAATTTTCAAGGCAGCTAAATCTTGCCCCATATTAACTAACGGTGCTTTTTCTTCCTCGCGCTCTTTCTCGATTTGCGATAGCGGCTTCTCGTTAATCAAAATCAATCGAACGCACCTCCGAATCCATTGACAATGACCTGACTGGTCGCTGTACCCTTTTCAAATACAAACCGAATGTCCACGCCCCATTTATTCGCTGTCTTTTCCGTATTCGTAAAGAGAAAGCCACGGTTAAATCGAACATGGTTCGTGATATCTTCCCATGTAGGGGAGGCATCAAAGGCATTGTTACATGCCTCAACTTTCATTGTCGCCCCATTTGGTACCACCGCATCCAGGGTGACAAGAATCCGCTTGGCTGCTATATCCGTGACAAATGGATTCTTTAGTTTGAACTCGAGCTTGGTTTCCTGACGGACAAACGTATAGGTACGTACCGCTGTCATGCCTTTACTGTCGGTCGCCTCGATGGATAGAGTATGCTGCGTCGCTGGTTGCAGTCGTATCCACATATCATGAGGAATGGTAATGGTGTTTTCCTGTCCGGCTACGCCTGTAAAGGAGCGTATGACCTTACCATTGATTTTCTCGGTAACGGTAAAGGCATCCCCTTCCAGTTCGGTCACGGTATATGCTTTGGACGGCATTGC